ATTAAATATGTAGCAAGAGCAAAACACAAAGGAACGCATATAAAAGACTTGGAAAAAGCAATAGACTATTTAGAAAGAGAATTACAACATTTAAGAAAAGAACAAGAACAATGGATAGAGAACAACAAATAGAATTTGACACATTAGAATTAGAATATACTTTAAGTTATTTAATTAAGAAAAGACAATCATTATATTTAAAAGGTTTAAATGATGAAAAGATAAACGATAAGATAAGAGCAATACAACACAAATTGCGATTTGCAAATTGAAAATCAGGGATAGTTTAACAGCTATCCTTTTTTATTTTAAAACTTTAACATTTCATTAACACTTTTATATTAATAACTTGTTTATATTTGTATAACAATTAACAATTAAAAATAACAATTATGAAAACATTATTAAAAGAATTTGCATTAGCATTATTATTATGGGTTGTATTTTTCACTGGTTCATTAATCCTTTTAAACGTAATTTAATATGACACCACAAGAAAAAAAAGAATTAGATTATGTTTTAAAAACAGCAACAAAAGTTTTAATAGCAACAATTATTTTAGCAGTAGTATTATTAACAATAACAATTATAAAATTATGAAAACACAAATTATTACAAAATTAGATATCCTTTTAGGTTTACAAAGTGACGATAATATATATCAAAAAACTTTAATCAATTCAATTAAGCAAGATTTAATTGTAGAATGGAATGCATCAGATGACTATGCACAACAAATTAGAGAAGTATTAGATATGGATAACACTTATGATTTATTAAACAACATTAAAATAAGATAAGATGATAACAACATTTGACAACAAACAATGGGATAAACAGGAGCTATTAGACAATATGTATGATGATAGTTTTTACTATGGTTATTTAGGTAAAAACGCCTTGAGTAGTTCATCAGCAAAGATGCTTATTAGTTCACCTAAAACTTATAAATATGTTACACAATATGGTTCAGATGAAAGTCAAGCATTAAGGGATGGTAAACTATTCCACACAATGATTTTAGAACCACACAAACTAAATGATTTAGTAATTGTAGATGTAGCAACTAAAGCAGGAAAAGAATACAAACTGGCAAAAGAACAAGGTTTAGAAGTATACACAAGAAAAGAATACAATGATGCTGAAAGATTAACTGATGCTTTAATGAAAAACAATGAAGTAGTTTCTTTAATGAGTAAATCCCAAACTGAAATACCAGCAATAGAAATGATTGATGGAATACCATTTAGAGCAAAAGCAGATATATTAAAGCCAAATATGATTATAGATTTAAAAACTACAAGTGGCATTAAAGAATTTAGATATAGTGCTGACAAATATAGCTACGATTTACAGGCATATTTATATAAAAAGATGTTTGGTGTTGACAACTTCTTATTTGTAGCAATAGACAAAGGAAGTTTAGATATAGCAATTTTTGAATGTAGTGATGAATTTTATTCAAAAGGTGAGGCAAAGTTAGAACAAGCAATATCTAACTATAAATACTTCTTTGGTGAAGAAGATATGGATTTAAACCAGTATGTTTTAAGAGGGGTTTTGTAGTTAAAAAAATGTTAATTAATTTTATATAATTAAATTAAATAATACTTTTACAAAGAAATTAAAAACAACTAAAAATGGAATTTGAAATAGTAGGTTATTCAAAAGATTATTATACTTTAGATAAAAAATATATTGGTTCTTTAGTATGCAAAAAAGATAGAGATGTATTTGGTTATTTAGGTAGGCAAAAAGAATTATTAACTGAAGATTTAATAATTAAAAGAAAAAAAATTAAAAAAGGTAATGAAGTACTAACTGAATTATTTCCATTAAACGGAAGAATTATAAAATAAAATATTATGAAACTATTTGAAGACGATTGGGGTGTAGATAATTCACCAATAGACAACACTGAAATTACAACTACATTGTTATATTTTAGTACAGAAGAATTAAAAGAATTTAAAGCATTATGCAAAAAAGGTATTAAAAAAGAATTTGGTTCAGAATACCAGCAAAAAGGAAATTTAAGTGATTTATTATTAATTATGTTAAAAGAAAAATATGCAAACTTATAAATTAAAAAAACAATTAACTGACGAACAAACAGAAAAGCTAAAAGGTAAATACCTTAATGAAAATAATTATGATTTATTAATTACAGAAGATGCTGATGGTTATGATGTAAATGGTAATTTATTATTCAGGTTTAGGAAAAATGCTATGCCATTAGAAACATTAATTTTAGGTGTAAATTCATTTAAAGATAGTATAGAAGTAACTGAAAGTAGAGGTTATGCTTCTGGCAGCAGCCATAAACGTATTCGTAAAGATGGTTCAGTTAGTAATATAACAGTAGGTAATAAAGTTGAGTCTGGTAGTGTAGGTTATATGGACTCATCAGCTATGGTTAAATATTGTAGGAAGACTGCATTTGCAAAAAACTATTTTGATAAATTTAAACAGGGCATTCCGTTTGTACAATTTGTAGATAATAAATATAAAGAACTTTGCCCAGCACATTATGCAAAACAAAAAGCAATAGCAGATGGTACAAATAAAAATTATATTATAGATGATACTTCATTTACTACTGTAACAGTTAATAAAAACTTTAGAACAGCAGTACACCAAGACGCTGGTGATTATCCAGATGGTTTTGGTAATTTAATTGCATATCGTGAAGGCGATTGGGCTGGTGGTTATTTTTGTTTACCACAATATAAAGTAGCAATAGATTTACAAAATACTGATATGCTTTTTGTTGATGTGCATCAATGGCACGGAAATACAGATTTTATAAATACAGATGAAAACTTCTTACGCATTAGTTTTGTATTATATTATAGAGAATATATGTATAAATGCAAACAACCAGCAGAAGAATTATTAAATATGAAAATGGATAAAACAGGTTACTTAAATTTATAAATATGGAAACAACAATTAAACTACAAAAAGGTTTTGAATTTGAAGCTTATATTATGGATTGGTTTTGTAAACAAAAAAATATTAATTTAAGCCATTATACTTTATTAAAAGAACAAATTGAAAAAGGTGAAAATAGACAAGGTATTGAAATAAAAAACGATCAAAGGTTTATTGAAACTGGTAATTTATTTATAAGTGTTGAACGTGATTATGGTTATACAAAATATGAATCAGGTATTTATAAAAATCAAAGTTGGTTATATGTTATAGGTAATGAAGATTTGTTTTATATATTTTCAACAAAACAATTAAAGCAGTATTATGAATTTAATAAACCAGCATTATTTGATGGGTTTAAAAGTATTAAGAATGGTATTGATAAAGGTTTTTTATTAAGTAAGAAACAAGCAGATAGAATATGTATAGAAAAAATAACTAAACAAACTAAATTATTTTAATATGGAACAAATAAATATATTAATCATAGGTAATTGTGGTGTAGGTAAAACTTATACAATGCAAAACATAATAAAAAACTTTCAATGTAAAGAGGAATGTAGCATTGGTCAATTACATTACAGAACAAATGGTTATATAAATGTAACTGGAAAATATGACGAAGGTGTTTTTCAAGGTAGTGATAAATTAAGTATGAGTGTTATGTCAAGTGTTGATGAATATTTACAAAATGTAAATGGGATAAATATATTTGAGGGTGATAGGTTTACAAATAAAAATTTTATATTAAAGGCAAAGCCATTTATAATAAAAATAAATGGAAATGGTGTTAATGGTAGAATTTTAAGAAATTCAAACCAGTCAATTAGGCAAATTAAAAGCATTGAAACAAGGATAAACAATATAGAATATGATTTTAGTTTTGATGATAGTTATTTATTAAAAAAATATTTTCAAACAATTTTAAGTTTAAATAGTTTAAATTTAATAAAAAAAGTTTTGCAGTCTGATAAAGATAAATACATACATAAGCAACAAAGTTTATTTTAATGAATGATATAGCAACAGAACATTATAATATTACCTTATATGAAATAGAACAAGGAACTTCTATTACACATTTAAGATTAATATTAAAAGAGTATGAAGCAGCAGAACTATTTGAAGAATGTCAAGGTATACATTTAGCAATAGAAATAGTATCATTCAATATTTTAACAAGGTTAATAAAAGAAAGTAAAAAACAAAAAATAAAAATAAGATGGAAACGCAAATAACATTACAATTAAAAAAAGCAATACAAGAAATAACAGGTGTAGATATAAATGAAGTAACACGAAAAAGAGAAACAATAGAAGCAAGAGCAATTTATTATAAGATATTAAAACAAATAGATAAAAAGAAGTCATTAAAATCTATTGGTGCTTCAGTAGGAAAAGACCACGCAACAGTTTTACATTCATTAAAAAACTATGATATGTTTGAACAATTTAATCCAACACTAAAGTTATTTAGGAAACAAATAATGCAAAGATTAAATTATGCAACACCAGATATATTAGATATTACTAAAGATGAATTAATACAAAGTTTACAAATAGATGTAATGAAACTATCTGAAGAAATAGCAAACTTGCAAGAAACAATTACTAACTTACAAAAACCAAGAAACAATTACAACATAGTAAACAACATACAACAATTACTATTAGAAACAGAAGGAACAGAACAATGGCAAATAATTGTAGAAAGATTACAAGCATTATATAAAATGAATAAAAATATTAAACTTTAATAATATGAAAATAGAAACAAACTACACAGACAGATTTAGTTTAGGTATTGTAATTGGTAACAATGAAATATCAATAGCATTAGTATTAATAATAATAGATATAAAATTTTAAGTTATGGCAGATGTAGAAAAATGTAGTGACGCATTATGTCCTTCAAAAGAATACTGTTACAGATTTACAGCACCAGCATCAGAATATTGGCAATCCTATGGAATGTACAATAGAGAAAGTGATGCAGATAATTGTGAAATGTTTGACCCTAATGGTAAATGTAGATATTGTAATTTAGAAAATGATAATCATAAAATGAGTTGTCCAATAATGAAAATACAAGTGAACTTATGACACCACAAGAAAAAGCAAATGAATTATACAGTAAGTATGATGATTTATTAAACAAAGATTTTGGTAATCCTATTGTATTTGATAATCAATTAAAACAATCTGCTTTAATAGCAGTTGATGAGATATTAAAAGTATCTATGGATAATTTATATTCAGAAAGATATTGGCAAGAAGTAAAAATAGAAATAGAAAAATTATGACACCAAGACAAAAAGCAGAAGAAATAACTTTATTATATTATAATTTAGGTAAGCATTTATATGTACCTATAAGTTTTGCTAAACAATGTGCATTAATAGCAGTTGATGAAATATTAAATACTGATATTTTTTCTACTACTGAAACATATTATAAAAAAGTAAAAAAAGAAATAGAGAAATTATGACACCACAATATAGAGCAAACATACTTTACAATAAGTATAGCAAAGAATATAATAGATTTGTAGTATCAGGATATATTAAACAAGGTTATGATGAATGGAAAGAAATAGCTATTGAATTAGGTAAGCTATATAAACAATAAACAAAAATGTTTATTTTTAAATTGATAATAATTTTTTTCAATTATGGAAGATAAACGAAAATACAATGGTGGTCATATAAATAGTGGTCGTAAAGCTAAAGCAGAAGAAGTAGCATTGATTGAGAAACTTACACCTTTAGAACCTTTAGCATTTGCAGCATTAGAAAAAGGATTAGCAAATGGTGATTTTAAATTTACTCAATTATTTTATAATTACTATGCTGGTAAACCAAGAGAAACAAAAGATATAACTGTAAGTAATGAGCAACCTATATTTAATATTGATTTAGATGAAGTTTAAGACACTATCTTATGGAGTTTATATTAACTACTGCAATTAGAAAGTTATTACGTTTAAAGCAACGTATTAAAGTTATTAGAGGTGGAACATCAGCTGGTAAAACATTTGGTATTCTACCTTTACTAATTGATAAAGCAATTAAAGAACCTAATTTAGAAATTAGTGTAGTATCTGAAAGTATACCACATTTGCGTAGAGGTGCATTAAAAGACTTCTTAAAGATTATAATGGCTTTAGGTAGATATAATGATGAACAATTTAATAAGTCTACTTTAAAGTACACATTTACAAATGGAAGTTATATTGAGTTTTTTAGTGTTGACCAACCTGATAAATTAAGAGGTGCAAGAAGAAACATACTTTATGTAAACGAGTGCAACAATATAGATTTTGAAAGTTACTATCAATTAGCAATTAGAACTTCTGGTGATATATGGTTAGATTATAATCCTACATCAGCATTTTGGGTAGATAAAGAAATATTAACGCAATCAGATGTTGATTTTATTACATTAACATATTTAGACAATGAAGCATTATCTGATACAATAGTGCAAGAAATAGAAGCAGCAAAAGTAAAAGCATTAACATCTACATATTGGGCAAACTGGTGGCAAGTATATGGTTTAGGTCAAACAGGTTCTTTAGAAGGTGTATGTATTACTGATTGGCAAGAAATAGATTTACCAGCTGATGCAAGAATATTATGTTATGGAATGGACTTTGGATATAGTAATGACCCAACAAGTTTAGTAACAATGTATAAATATAATGATGCTTATATATTTGATGAAGTAATTTATAAGAAAGGATTACTAAATAGTGAAATATCAAATCTATTAAAAGCAAATAATGTAAACGAAATTGTTTACGCTGATAGTGCTGAACCAAAATCAATAGCTGAATTAAATAGTTATGGTCATAATGTATTACCAGTTACAAAAGGAAAAGATAGTATCTTATTTGGTCTTAATTTAATTAATCAGAATAAAGTTTATGTTACATCAAGAAGCAAGAACTTAATTAATGAATTAAGAAATTACATTTGGCAAACTGATAAAACAGGAATTAAAATGAATAGACCAATAGATGCATACAATCACGCAATAGATGCTATGCGTTATGCTATGACAAGTCAATTAGAAAATCCACATAAAGGAAACTATTTTATATATTAAAATTAACATTATATTGTTATTTTAAGTGTATTTAATACTTTTAATATTTAAATTGTATGCAAAATAACATTATAATATCATTTTACTAATGAGTTACGGACAAATAATAGCAGCTATTCAATGTTATATACATCACGTTAAAGGTATTGAAGTACAAATTAATTTACCAAGAAACATAGGTGAAATAAAGAAGATGCAACAGATGTATAATGTAGCAAGTGTTTACCTTTTATAGTAACATAAGTATTAAAATTAGGGTTTATATTGACACAAAATGTAATGAAAGAAGAAGAAGATGTATTTGAAAATATGGAGTTTGAACCAGCTGATACAAGATATGAAATTATATCTATGTGCAATAGTGCTTTAAATGCAGTTGAAGGATTTGATACGTATATGATTGATGAAAAAGATACGTATAAGATACAAGAAATAAAAAGAAAGTGTTTAGCTTTAATTGATTTACATATTGGAATGATTTACGATGAAAACTTTGAAAGTTAAACAAAAGTTAAAATGTATTTTATTTAAAACAATATAGTTATATTTGTATCAAATAATAAACAAATGAAAACATATATGACAAAATATTTAATAACTTACTGGACAGAACGTAATGATGAAAGCACAGATGTAGAATTAATAATCTATGCTTATAATGAAATAGATGCACAAAGAAAATTCTATGATATGAATATAGTACATAAGAAAATAGAAAGTGTAAAAGAATTGGTTTAAATTTTGATTAATAATGGTTGAAGAAAGACTTGCAGAAATGTAGGTCTTTTTTTTGTTTAATACAATTTAGACTTTATTTTATTTTTAAATAAAAAACAATGAAGTTACAGATTACAATACCAACAAGTTTAGAAGAAATAACATTAGAAAAGTATCAAAAGTTTTTATCTATTGCAAAAGATAATCCTGATGGTGATTTCCTTCAACATAAAATGGTAGAAATATTTTGTGGTATAGATTTAAAGAATGCTGCTAAAATAAGTTATAAAGATGTAAATGAAATAACAACTAATTTATCAAATCTATTCAATCAGAAATATGAATTGAAAAGAACATTTAAATTAGGTGATACTGAATTTGGTTTTATAACTAACCTTGATGAAATAACATTAGGTGAATATACTGATTTAGATAAATACATAAGTAATTGGGATATGATGCATAATGCTATGGCAGTATTATACAGACCAATAACAAAGAAGTTAAAAGATAAATATCAGATTGAAGAATACAATGGTAGTTATACTTATTGTGATGCAATGAAATATGCACCTGTTGATGTAGTATTAGGTGCTGTTGTTTTTTTTTACAATTTAGGCAACGAATTGTTGAAGTCTACGATACATTATTTGGAGAACAACAAGGAATTTCAGAGTATAGTAAACAATCACAATTTGGAAGTAAATGGGGTTGGTATTCATCATTCTATGCTCTTGCTCAGGGAGATGTTAGAAGATTTGAAGATGTTTCCAGAATTAGATTATCAGTTGCATTAACATTTTTAACGTTTGAGAAAGAAAAGAACCAAATAGAAACAGAATTAATAAAAAGATAATGAAAGGATTTTACCAAATAACAACAGCAATTAAAGACCAACTATATAAAGATGTATTTGTTAATACAGTTTCTTCAGGTGATATATTTGAAATAGATTTAAACAAGCAAACTATATTTCCTTTGTCGCAT